TCTGGCTGAAGAACAGCGCCTTCTCAATTGCCTGTGCATGGAACATGGCGCAATCCGACTTGCTTTCCCCGACGTAACCAGCGCCAGCAATCTGCGGGATAGCAGCGGCCGTTTTGGTAACTGCCCAAGAGTTGCGGAAAATCTGCGTGTTGTTCACATTGCGCACAGGCAAGATGCTAGATGCCGCAGGCCGCACAGAGCCTTCTTCAAAGGCATTGCCAACAGTATAGAGCACCACGCCATTAGACACAGCAGCAGCTGCAACAGTGCCAACACCGCGCTGAACTGCGAGAGTGGTCGCGTTGGTGACTGCAGTGACCAGCATGATTTCCAGCGTGCTTGCCGCCATCAGCATGTCGCCAACGACAATGTCAGCAGTGGATACCACAGTCAGCGTAGTCACTACGCCATCAGCGACAGCAGCACCAAGCGTAACCGAAGGAAACACCATAGATTTGCTGTAGTAGCCATGCTCAATGTTGCTGGCAGTTTCATCCTTCAGCAGTGCAGTGAGGCCAAACAAGGGCGCCGTGCCATTTGGCATCAGGCGGGTAATCATCTGCGAGAAGCTGAGTGCATTCAGATTCTGAACAGTGGTAGCGGAAGTAAGAAGTCCAACAGACATGATGTTTCTCCAAGAGTGTGATGTGACGGAAAAGGATTAGTTTTCCAGGTAACTTGCGAAGTTGGGCTGCTTCGGAGTTGCGGCTGCAACTTCAGCGGCTTTCTTTGGCGCAGTCAACACATCTGCCATCTGCGTGAAATACTGTTCTGCTTGCGATTGAATCTGTTCAGGACGCAATTGCGGGTTGGACTGAGCGATCTGCATCTTCAAGGCGTTAAGCATGGGAGCTACAGCCGGGTGTGAGAGCGCTTCATTACTTGTATTCTGCGTCTTGATTTGGAAATCACGAATACGCGAATCCATAGAACTGCTAACGCGCTCGGCAGCAGACCTAGCCCCATGCTCAACCAGACCATGCGACAATTGAGCAGATGCTGCAAATGCTTCACGGGCTGCATGATTGATAGCATCCATGAAAGCTTGCGGATCACCTTGCAATGCCTTCTGCACAGTATCCGGGGGAATGCCAGAAGCAAAGTCCGTGGATGCAACTTGCTGTTTGAATGCTGCAGGATCAAGAGCGCCCAGATACGGGTCTGCTATCGTGGGAACTTTAGCAGCAGCAGGATCAACTGGCTTCGGTTTGAAGTAGTCTGCGAAAGCATCCAGCGGATTAGCTGGTGCATTGTCTCCCATGTTAGCAGGGGCTGCCCCAGGATTGGCAGGTGCTGCCTTTTGAGCTGAGATTGGGCCTGCACTGCCATTGCTATTGCTGGGAGTTGCAGCAGCCGCAGGAGTTGCCGGAGCAGGGGCAGCAGCTGGTGCTGCAGTGGCGGGCGAGGAAAAGATACCAGAAAGGAAAGCCATGACTAAATCTCCAAAAGTTACGGGGAAAGTTACTGCTCAGCCGCAGCGGCTACTATCTCACTCATCAGCTCTTCAAATGCTTCAACGAAGTTTCGGAGGCGCTCATGAGCAAGTATTGCTTCCACCTGTTTTGTAGGGTCAGGTGAATACGGCAATTTCTGGCTTACCAACTCGTGTGCATAAGCCTCAATTTTGTTCTGCAAATATGCCATGAATGGCACAGATACCTGCAGAGCTAGTTTATTTTCTTCGCCCGTCATTCGCACGCGGAAGAAGCGACTAGCTGTATCTTCATTGTTCAGCATATCCTTGGGGGTCATTGTGATGCTCCTGGTTGCATTGGCTGTGGGGGTGCGGTTGCCGCAGATGTTTGTTGTACGGTCTGCAGGAATTTCTGTTGCTGCTGTGGATCGCGTTTGAAGTCCTCCAGCCAAGTGGCTCCCTGCAACTTAGCCCAGTAGACGAACATGCCCATGATATCGTACTCAGTGGCAGTTGCTGGCAATGCCTGGGCAGTTTGCAAGAATACCATTAGCAGTTCAGGATTCATGATCTTATCCAACGGTAGCATGCCATCAGTCATCTTGAATTCAAGTATGGCCTGCCGAAGCTGCACTGGATCAATCTCAACTTCCTGCTTTGCATCCCTGTTCAGGATGGTGCCAGCAGGCTGGAATTGCAGTGTATTGCTCTTGATTGTTTCCTTCAAAGGCGTCATGAACTGCCCTTGGATAGAGAGACTGGAGAGCTGTTGGCGACTGTTGCTGTTGCCCATAGTCTGGGAGAACTCAGTGCGGGTCTTGTTTCCTGGCTGGAATTGCCCACGATCTACTTTGTTCTGTCCAGTTGATTGGTCCGCCATGCCAGAAATCATCTCTGCCATCTGCAGATTTTGGCTACTTGCATCATCACGGTAGGGGATCTGATAAATGGCGCGTGCAATCTCGTTGCCATCTTTTGCCATTGCCGCATTGCGCAGTGGAATACGGGCAACCGCAGAGCTTACATCAATGTCCTTCTTGTCGATCATGCGCGGATTATAGACAAGTCGATCAAAGATCTGGCGCCGTTTGCTTTCAAGTGTGGCATTCCACAGCGCACTGCTCATATCTTGGAATGGCAGCGCATTGTCAAGCATTGACTGAGTCTGATACCTAAGCCCATCTTCATGAGGCTGCATCACAAACGCCGGCATGAAGTCATGCCCAACATTCATCTCTTCCACATAGATCACAACAGACCAGTTGACAATGATTCCATAGAACACTTTTTCCTGATTCCCAAGGGCGCCGAAATCCTGGGAAGTTGCACGGCACATGAAATGGGTCAGTTGGTAGTGGCTCTTGTAGTCAAGTTGCATTCCCTTGCGATTTGGTACCATACCTGCCCACTGGCCCCAGTTAGTGCCAACGCCGCTAGTAGTCCCAATTTCCATCAGTCGATTGATTGCAGGGGTGTTGTAGTCCATACCACTCTGGCTGCCCATGCTGCCACCGTGGAATGGTGAACTGTACGCTTCAGTCGCCTGCGTAGTTTTGTCTGCAGCCAGCACGCGAAACAGGCGCTTCAATTGAATACGGGAAACAATTTCATTCCACCCGAAGAACTCACCTTCAGTATGCATGTTGGCAGGAGCCACAGACATATCCATGAAGCAGTTATACGGATCAATCCGCTGAATGTTGTTGCCGCTGATGGTATATTCCTTCAGTGATGCCATGCCAGCTGATGATATTGCAGTGCTGGTGACAACTTGCTTCAGTGGCGTACTTTTCCACAGACATACTGCAGCACCAAAGTTGTATTTGTAGCCATCACGAATCACCTTGATTAGCTCTCGTGCCCAACCATATCGCAGGGATTGATCGCCAATGGCAGTTTCAAACTGCATTGCTGCATCTTGGTTCTTCGGATAGGCAACAACGCCGAAGATTGGATAGCTAGTAAGATACACGCCGGCTTGGTAGGCAACTGCAGATTCCACCTGAGGCATCACAATTGGCACAGTCATGTTCTGCAACTTGCTGGCATCCCCTGCTTTGTTGCCACGTAACGCTTCAATCTGCTCGCTGGTTACATCCAGCTGGCGTTGATACGCTTTGTCCCGATAGGAGAGCAAACTGCGAAAGGTGCTAAGGGCGCCAGCATCGCGCTGGGCGCAATCCTTTGCATACTCCAGGAACAGTTTGCGCTGCTGAATGTTCAGCGTGTTGATTATGGAGATTTGACGAGTTGCCATGATGGTATTGCCTTGGTGATTACCTGTTGGAGAGGTCAGAAAGATGTGAGCACTGAAGTGGTGGAGTGTGAGGCTTCAATAGCATAGTCATCTTCAGAGAAGATTTGCTTCACCATGATGTGCCCGTACTCCTGTAGAACTTCCTCTACATATCCCAGTAAGTCAATTATATCGTCAGTGTTGTTAGTTTTGGAAGGCACCCATTCTACAATTTGGGAGATAACAAGTGAGCGCACGCGCGGATGCAGATACGTAGTACCCTTCAATAGGCGTATCAATCCGCTTTTGATGCGATTGTTCTTTGCTCGCCCTTTGGGAGATAGTGGAACAAACTCAAAGCCAGAGATTCCCTCGGAATTGCACACATGCTCAAACCAGAATAGCAGAGTAGACTGGTATGCCACATCTTCCACGCAGATAAGTCTGGTGTTGTTTGCAATACCCAGGTTGATGGCGTGTTTGATGGTTTCCAGTGGGGTAAATGTACCGAATTCAAGTTGATCGTAGATTGGAATGCCGTCAATGACACTGAAGTGGCCAATGGTGCAGTCATCGCCCTTCTTCTTACCAGATGATGGGTCAATGAGAATGAAGCTAGCCTCAGGCTCAGTGTCAAGTAGCCAGTCTGGGGGCACTAATATCTTGGAAATGTCAATTCCGGACGCCAGTGCAACATCAGTGCTGTTAAGTACCTCGCTGATGAATATTTCTGGATGCCCCATTTCCATATCAGCCTGGTATTCACTGAGCAGCTCTTCCGCTGGGCGCAATTCCTCCCACAGACTGGAGCCATCAGCAAGCAATCCGCCAACAATAAGAGAAGTCCACTGGCTGTTGTTCTTAAGTTTCTCAAGAATGCAGTTCATTGGGTACATGTTACCCACGTAGATGTAGATACAGCCCGAATTGCTGCGAGCTTTCATCAGCGTACCAAGTACCCACTTCAGAAGTGCATCGCTGAGTTCCTTATTTTCGGAATCTTCCTTCTTCTGTATGTCATCCATGATGATAACATCAGGGCGGGCATTCTTTCTGTTGATGCCTCGCACTGCAGTTCCTGCGCCAATAGCCCGCAAGATGATATTGCGCCCGCGGAAATGGAATACCTTTAGTTTTTGCGTGTCAACTGAAGCCTCAAGCTGCCAATTACCAAACAGGCGGGCAATGTTAGGGCTGCTGAGCAGGTCACAAATGTCAGCCAGCGTGTTCACTGCCAGTTCTTCCGCCGCGCCCACAATCAGAATGAACTTGCGATCTGAGAATAGGATGTACCAAAGGCACAAAAGCTTGATGAATGTAGTCTTTGCAAATCCCCGCGGAATGCCGATGGCAAAACGCTCCACTTTCTGCTTGAATGCAGTCAGGATGGAGAACACAGTCAGGAAGAACATTGGAAACAGGAGTGTGAATTCCTCCGGCGCCGCCAGCATACCAAGGAAGTTCAGATCTGCCCGCGCTAATACTGCGGCTTCTGCAGCATCTGTTGCTACATCCTCAGTGTCTGGCAGTCCTGCTGCTGTGTTGATGTTTGCCATTGCCATTGCCCTTGTGAATTACAGGCAATCTGCTGCCAGTGATAGGGGAGATTTGGGCGCCGCACGCTCCCGTGGAATAGTCAGTTGCGCATTCAAACTGTCCAGTCTATCCGCTGCGCGCTCAATATCAGTAGTTTGTGCAATCTGTGGCAGTCGTGCAGCTGCCTTCGCAGCTAGAATCTGATCCAATGATTGTGCAGTTGCGGATACCATAGCTTTTCCTTCCACTTCCACAATCTCATTCTTGTTGTTCAGGATGTAGTTAGGGAGGGCGCCAGCTGGCAATGTGAGATTCACAACTACACTGGTCAGCTGTTGTGGCGTAGCAGTGGATTTCTCCTGTCTGCGGGTTGCGCCATTCAGGATTTTGAATGCGGCAAGTGCCTGCCCAAAGTTGGCATAGCCAATTGTGCGCTCAATGCGTTCCAGCGCCAGCGCCTCGATCTTGTCCATCTTCGAGTCGTGGTGAACATCATCAATCGTGTGCTTTGCAGTTGCCTCAGCTATTTTTGCCGCTGTGTCTGGGTCAGCTTTCAGTTGGCTGATGTACGACGGATCAACGCCGATGGCTTCCGCCACTTGCGTAGTTGATACTCCTTGGCACAGCAGCTCGATGGCACGTTCCTTGGGCGTCATGGCGCACTCCTTGGTGTTTGCCTGATAGGATGGCATGTGGGATGTTTGCAGTATGTCATGCTGTTACGTTGTTTGGAAGTGGCGAATAGTGGAGATGTAAAAAATTTAGAAAAATTGGGGAGAAGCCATAGAATAGATCAACGAAGTGACGGCCTAAAAGGCCCCTGGCCCCTGCTTCGTGGCTGTTCCGTCAGTGAGCGAAGCGATCTGGTGGGCGAACGAAGTGAGCTGCGAGCGAAGCGAGCGAATTTTTTTTGCTGCGCCTTGAATATGAGCAGGCATGAAAAAACCCGCCGTTGTTAGTGGCGGGCTTGATGTGGGAGAGGCTTGCTAACTGCTAGCGGGG